GAACTGGGCCTTACCGGACAGCCGGTGCAGGCGCAGCAACCCCAGATTGATTATGGGGCTGAGCAGCGGATCGCGATGGCGGCTGACGATGCTGGCCCTGTTACCAATCCTGAACTCGATACGCTGATTCGTCAGACAAAAAACCCTGACGAACTGCGAGAGCTGATGGAAGCGCACGGCCACACTTGGAACGCAGCAGTCTGATGTAGCTGAGGTGGGCCTGAGGGGAAAGGACCCCAATCATGGCCTACACCCAGGCTTCTTCGGTGTCTTCGGATACCACTGCATTTGAACAGCTTGCCTACTTCGCGCTGCGTAGCCAGCCGATGTTCGAAATGGTTGCCGACGTTAAGTCGACCAACCAGTCGCACCCTGGCTCTGCTGTCCAGTTCAACATTTACAACGATCTTGCTCAGGCCACTTCGGCTCTGACCGAGACGTCGGATGTGACCGCTGTTGCTCTTGGCGACTCGACCGTTACCGTGACCCTTGCCGAGTACGGCAACGCTGTCACCACCACGGCGAAGCTTCGTGGCACCTCGTTCCTCAACGTGGATGCTGATGCTGCGAACATTATCGGTTACAACATGGCGAACTCGATCGACAAGGTCGTTCAGGATGTCCTTGTTGGCGGCAGCAACGTCTCCTACGGCGGCGATGCCACCTCGACTGCGACCCTGGCTGCTGAGGACACCATTACGGCGTCGCTCATCCGTCAGTCTGTCGCTGCGCTTCGTGGCGATTCGGCTCCGACGATGGACGGCGGCGTGTACGTCGGCTTTATCCACCCGGACGTGTCGTACGACCTTCGTGAGGACACCGCTGTTACCGACGTGATCCAGTACCAGATCCGTCAGGACGGCGCTGGTGTCCGCATGGGCAGCATCGGCACCTTCGGCGGCGTGGACTTCATCGAGACCCCGCGTATCGACTTCACCGCTGACGGCGGCGCTTCCACCGTGGACGCCTACAACACCGTCATCTGCGGTAAGCAGGCGCTTGCCAAGGCTCACAGCCGTGGCGCTGGTTTCGGTGAGAACCCGTCCGTCGTGTTCGGTCCTGTGACTGACAGCCTCCGTCGTTTCCAGACGGTCGGCTGGTATCACCTGGTCGGTTACAGCCGTTTCCGTGAGGCTTCGCTCCAGCGGATTGAGACCTCGTCCAGCATTGGCGCTAACTAATTTAGTGTTAATGATGTAATGTAAAGGGGGGCCGGACGCGGGGTCTGGCCCCCCTCTTTACTTAGGAGTTGTTATGCCAAAGGGTAAGCCGTACAGCAAGGCTGGTAAGAAGGCTGCTGCGATGCAAACGAACAACAACAAGAAGAAGAAGAAGCGCTAATGGCTAGCGGTTTGTACGGCATTACGTTCCTCAACGCTCTGAAGAACGACCTTGCCCTTGATCTCGATGACACGACTGCTGACCGGTTTAAGATCATGCTGGTCACGTCGTCTTACACCCCTGATTTCGGTACGCACGATTTCAAAGCGGATGTCACTAACGAAGTAACCGGCGATGGTTACACGGCTGGCGGCAAGTCGTTGACGTCGGTGACTTGTACCCAGTCGGGCGGCACGATCACGTTTGATGCTGCCGATGTAACTTGGGAGTCTTCTACGATTACGGCTCGTGGCGCTGTCGTCTACGACGATTCATTGACCAATGATCCGTTGCTTTGTTACATTGATTTTGGCGCAGATAAGACGTCTTCGTTTGGTGACTTTGCTGTGGCGTTTAACGCTTCAGGAGTCTTTACTCTTGATTTGACCCCGTGAGGTGAATTGTGGCTACTAATTATCCTACAAGTCTTGATGCTGATTCTACGGTTGGCGGCGGTGTTGAGCCGGATAGCGCTACGGCGCTAGATGATTCGACTTCGGGTCATCCGACGCATTCGGGGTTGCATAAGAATCTTGGTGATGCTGTTCAGCAGGTGGAGACGAAGCTTGGTATTGGGTCTTCGACGCCTTCTGCAAATAAGGTGTTGGGTTGTGCGTCTGGTGCTACGTCGGCGTGGACGGATTCTCCTTCGGTGGCGAATTTGACGTTGTCGGCTGATTTGACTGCCGTGAACGCTACGTTGTCTGGCAATTTGAATGGTGTTGATCCTGACAATTTTGCGAATATGACTGAATCGACAAATGCTGGTCGGAAGATCACGGTGTCGACTTCGGCTCCGACGACTGGTCAGACGACCGGCGATTTGTGGGTCAACATCTCGTGACGTTCTCGGCCCTCGTTCACCTTCGCAACAACGACCGCGACCAGCTCGACCAGGAGCGGTCTGACGCGCGTCCGAAGCGCGGCGACATCTTTGACGTTCGGCCGCAGAATGCCCAGTACGGCATTCGTGAGTCGTTGCGCCGATGGATCGAAAGCGGTCGTGATGCAGACGAGTTTGATGGCCGGTTTTTTATTGTTCGGGTAAATAGCGGTTCGGTGCCAGCGGAAGAGGTTCGAGCGAAGCTTGTTCGGTCAGGCACTCGGCCTGCTGTGCTCGGGGACCTAGAATTTGATGAGGAAACGCTTAGCGGCGAAGTCAAGACGCACGAACATGTCTGGCGGCTGCGCCTGTCCGAGTTTACGCCAGAAGAACTGGCCGTTATTGACAGCGATGGCGAGATCACGATGACGCAGGGCCGGTTCTGTGAGGTGTCGGAGCACAAGGTGAACCGCACGAAATTTGATCCGTCGCATGAAGACGGTTACGGCGCTGTGCGTCCTGACGCTGACGATCCGTTGCTTCGGGAGGAAGAAGATGGCTGACACGACAGTCACCGTTCGGCAAAACGGCACGGGCGATTACACGACGCTTGCTTCGGCAGAAGCAGCGGCGGATATTTCAAGTGGCTATTACAAGATCGAAATTGACGACTCGAATCAGTACACTGAAGTTGTAACTGTTTCTGTGAGCGGCACGCCGACAAGTAGCAATTATATATGGTTTACTGTTTCGGAAGGTAATCGCCACGGTGGTGTTGCGGGTAGTGGTGCCCGCGTTAAAAAACCTGGTACCAATACTGTCATCTTTGACGTGTATACAAACTACACGCGCTTTGAACATCTTGAGATCATTGACGGTTATGGCTTTCAGGTTCGTGGTTCCGATTGTCTGATTTCCCGATGCATGATTGGCGGGTCTGGCGCATTCAGGGGCATTTCAGATATTCAAACTGGTAATTTGTTTGTTGATAACTGCGCGTTTTATGGGGCAAGCCAAGCCGCCATTATTTCATTAAACGGTGGGTCTCGTCTGCACATCGATCACTGCACCTTGCAAACTGGCAGCACTACTGTGAACGCGAATTACGCAGGCATTAGGCATATTGCATCTAGTTCTGGGGCGGAAACGAACCTTTACAACACGATCATTGTTGACACTTATTACTATTCGTATTCGGCGTATTCCGATTCTACTAATGTTGGCGGAACGACGAACATTACTGACTCGGGTTCGAACAACACTTACGACGGCCCGCTGGTTTACGGTGGAAATCAAGGGTCATTTACTGGTTGGATTAATGTTTCTAGCATTTCTGACACTTCATCTGGGTCAAGCATCATTAGTGTTAACGAAACAAATTATTCGAACCTTGATTACACGCTGACGAACTTGACAGTGAATCCGGCAGCGGGTGCTGGCACAAACCGGATCGGTTCTGAACCGGATTCGCGCCAAGACTTCTCGACCGACATCGCAGGCAACCCTCGAACGACGAAGGCTGGGTACATCGACATCGGCGCGTACCAAGTCACGGTTGCCCCTGCTGGTTTCAAGTATTGGGACGGCAGCGCTTGGGCCGACTCGACCGCTGTGCAGTACTGGAACGGGACTGCTTGGACTGACGTAACAGGTATTCAGTATTGGAACGGTTCGGCCTGGACCGACCCGTCGTAAGAGAAGAGGCCGGTTATGGCTGCTTCGAAATACGACGACCCGACAGCTAGTTACGACGACTCTGGTTCTGTTTACGTTGGCACGTTGTCGCCTGTGGCGTACGACGCTGTATCGGTCACTTACGACGACCCTGACTTTATTTATGACAGTGGGGTTGTAAACGTCACGGTCAGCCCAGCCGCCGTTGCAGGCACTACGGCAGTGCCTGCGGTTACCGTCACTGAGGGCACAGGCGTCACCGTCAGCCCAGCAACAGTCGCTGCGACCTCTGGGGTTGGTGCGGTAACAGTCACGGAGGGGCAGGGCGTCACGGTCACCCCGGCAGTAATTGTTGGCACTGTCTCGATCGAGGGCGACGCTGGTACGACGATTGGGGCGTTGAACGAACCAGACCCGATCGCCGCGACCGCTGCTGTTGGTGAGGTAACTGTTACTGAGGGTGTGGGTGTGACGGTGTCGCCAGCAACAATCGCTGCCGCCGGTGATGTTCCTGATCTTGGCTTGGCGAGTCGCGTCGTGATGACTTCAGAAAACATTCTGCCGCAGGTCGATGTGGTGCCATATCACGTCAACGACCCGGCACGCCGTCTGGCCCGGTTCCGTACGCCGGGTGCTCGGGGCCGCAACGTGTTTATTTTGACGACTGGTTCAGTAACGACCCGTCAGCCTGCCGATCCGGCTTTGGTTAGTCGCACGTTGTTTGGCGGGCATGAATCGCCGGATGATCTAACATCGACAGAGTTGAGCGCGTTGATCGCGGCTGGATATTCAGTAGAGGTGAACTGATGCCGAGGTATGACTACCGGTGCAAGGTGTGCGGTGCGGTTGAAGAAACGGTGCACGGGTTTGATGAAGACCCTGAGATGCATTGTTTGGAGTGTGGTGCGGTGATGGGCCGCATGATGGGGATGCCGTATGTGTCGCCGTCTGCTGTGCCGTCTCGTAACAACGTGATTGATCTTGCTGCGACGAAGCAGGCTGAGAAGGACAAGGTGGCTGATATGGACGCGTACAAGCGTTTGCGTCAGAACGGTGTGCAGCCGCCGTCTATTAATGGTTCTGCTAAACTTGAGTCTAGAGCAGAAGAAAGTTTTGAGGTAAACTCGGGTCAAGCGTTTTCTAACGCAAATAATCGCAAGCGTAATAAGAATTTGATTAAGGATATAATCCAGTGACTGCTCAGACTTGGATTGACGAAACTCGTGATTTGTTGCTCACGGACTATGTAGAAGAGCAGGCGACGCTTGGTGCTGCGCTGAACGCTACGGAGACTGTGGTGTCGTTTGCGTTGCCGTCTACTTCTCCTGCTGGGGTTGTGGCCGGTGCGACGATTGAGGTCGGCGCAGAGTTGATGTACGTGTTTAGCGTGACGTCGGGTGCTGCGACTGTGCTTCGGGGCTACAAGGGGTCTGAGGCAACAACGCACGCTTTGGGTGCTTTGGTTACGATCAACCCGAAGTTCCCGACCTACCAGATCCTCGACGCGCTCAACCACGAGCTGCGGGATCTGTCGTCGCCGCAGAACGGCCTGTTCCAGATCAAGACGGTTGAGGTCACGTTCAACGCAGCGCAGGACGGCTACGACCTGACCGGCGTCACCGACGACATCCTGTCGATCTATCAGGTGACGTATTCGGATCCTGGGTCGGAGGCGTCAGAGCCTGCGATTACCGAGTATGCGTTGCGGCGTGACCGGAACACGTCAGCGTTTCCGTCGGGGTACGGCCTGATTCTGCATTCGGATGCGTGGCCTGGTGAAACGGTACGTGTCTTGTACAAGACCGGGTTCGGGACGTTGGCTTCGGCTACTACGGCGCTGTCTACGACCGGGCTGCATTCTGAAGCGTACGACCTGCCGGTGCTGGGTGCGGCGTTGCGGCTGATGTCGTCGCGTCCTATCCGTCGCGAGTTTCTGGACGAGCAGGGTTCGTGGCGTATGGCTGATGAGGTGCCGCCTGGTGCCGTGTCGGCGTCGATGCGGGATCTGCGGGCTTTGCGTCTGGACCGTATGAACGCTGAAGCGACCCGGTTGAACGGCCAGTATCCGGCTGTTTGGACTCGTTCTGGAGGCAGGACACAAACTTCGATTTACCGAGGGGTGTAAGCCATGAGCACTGCCGAGTACTTGCCGGTATCGATTGACGGCACGTCGTTCATGGTTGATGTCGAGGGCTACAGTCGCACGACGATTCCTGTGTTGCGTGAGCAGCGTGACACGTCGGATGAGGCTGGCGAGCAGCAGTTGAACACGCAGATGTGGATCAGGTCGCAGACGGACTGGTCGTACGGTGCTGGGCAGCCGTTCCTGGACAATGCGGATTCGGATCGTCGCAGGTTTTACACGTCGTCTGGAGTTGATGTCTGGACGAAGGGCGAGGTGTCTTTGCTGCCGAAGACGGTGGACAAGGGCAACACTGGCAACGACGTGATCATGAAGGTGTTCGTCTCGAACGGCACCGATTACATGTATGTGGCGTCGGGCACTGACCTGTACTACTCGACCGACTTTGATGCGGCGTCGCCTACGTGGACGGCTGTTACGGCGCTTGCTAGCCCTTTGACGATTGTTGATTTCACGTCGGACGG